GACGTGATGACCGCCTTTGCTGACGCGTTGGGGGTGCTGTTTTTTGATCCGAACATTGCTGTCGAGATATGGCACCGAAACGGTGAGGGTCAGTTTACGCGCGCGCAGGGCATTTTGCGCCGTCCCGACGCGATCACCGAGTTTGGATCGGCGCGGCTACTTTATGACACCACCCGGATCGATGTCCGGGTGGCGGATATCCCAGATCCTCGCCCGCAGGAGCAGATCCTGATTGGGGACGAAACCTTTCTGATCCAAGGCGAACCGCGGCGTGACCGCGAGCGGCTGGTCTGGACGCTTGAGTTGTGTCCGGCATGAGGCTCGGTCTCGACATCAGTCCCGATCTCGTTTCTGTCATGGCGGCCGAGATCAAAGCTGGCGAAAAGGCCGTGAGTGCTGCGATGCGTGAGGCTGGGTCTGATCTGAAATCAGCTTGGCGCGGCCAGATCACGCAAGCAGGACTTGGTCGGCGCTTGTCGTATTCGATCAGGAGCCAAACTTATCCCAAAGCTGGTGAAAGCTTGAAAGCAGCAGCGCTGGTCTGGTCGAAGGCGCCCGTGATCATCGGCGCACATGACACCGGCCCGTTGATCCGGTCGAAGGACGGCTTCTGGCTTGCGATCCCGACACCCGCGGCCGGCAAAGGCGCTCGCGGCAAGGCGCTCACCCCCGGCGAATGGGAGCGACGGCGCAGGCTGCGGCTTCGGTTTATCTATCGACGCAGGGGGCCAAGCCTGCTGGTGGCGGATGGGCGGCTGAACAATCGCGGGCTGGGCGTGGCGTCGCGTTCAAAAACCGGCCGTGGACGCAGCACGGTGCCGATCTTCTTGCTGGTGCCTCAGGTGAAACTTGCGAAACGGCTCAATCTGGCCCGCGATGCAGAGCGCGCGCAGGCGGCGTTGCCAGGACGGATCGTGGCAAATTGGATAGAGGCGAAACTATGAGTGCGCGCGAAACCATCCTTTCTGCACTGCACACTCGGCTCTCCATGCTGCCTACTGGCGCACTGCGCGGGGATGTCTTGCCCGAGCGCGTCCCGGCTCAGGGGCTATTAATTCTGCGCGACGGCGAGCCGGGTGAGCCGGAAGTGACGCTGTCGCCGCTGCGCTATCACTATCAGCACCGCGCCGAGATAGAGGCAGTCGTGCAAGGAACGAACGACCGTGACGCTGCTTTCGACACACTTTGCGTCAGCATCGGCGCGGTGATCACCGCCGATCGAACGTTGGACGGCCTTTGCGACTGGGTGGAGGCGGAAGCCCCGCAGTCGGTCGATTTGCCTGTTGAGGGTGCGGCAAGCCTGAAAGCAGCGGTGATCCCAGTAATCCTGTCCTATTCCACGGCCGACCCGCTGGCCTGACCCCGACAACCCGAGGAGAACACCATGGCACGAGCCCAAGGGGCGCGGGCGCAAATGGCGCTTGCGTTCGAGACCACATATGGCACGCCGCCTGCGATCGGCTTTACCAAGATGCCCTTTGCCAGCACGACGCTGGGGGCTGAACAACCGCTGCAGACCTCGGAGCTCTTGGGGTATGGCCGTGATCCGCAGGCGCCAATCAAGGATGCAGTGACGGCGGATGGCAATGTCGTGGTACCGATCGACACGGAAGCGTTCGGGTTCTGGCTGAAGGCAGCATTTGGAGCGCCCACAACCACCGGCGCGGATGCCCCCTACACGCACGAGTTCCGTTCCGGAAGTTGGGCGCTGCCGTCTTTCTCGGTCGAGACGGCCATGCCTGAGGTGCCCCGCTTTGCAATGTATGCCGGCTGCATGGTCGACAGCCTCAACTGGCAAATGGCGCGATCAGGCTTGCTGACAGTCACGGCCAGCATTGTGGCCCAGGGCGAGGAGATCGCCACGACCAGTGCGGCAGGGACACCGGCCAACATCGCGCTGAAACGCTTCGGCCACTTCAACGGGGCCATCACACGGAACGGAGCTAATATCGGAAACGTTGTCTCCGCTGACCTCACCTATGCCAACAATCTTGACCGCATCGAGACGATCCGGGCGGATGGGAAGATCGACGGTGCCGACCCGTCTATTGCGGCGCTGACCGGCAATGTCGTTGTGCGTTTCGCGGACCAGACGCTGGTGACACAGGCTATCAACGGCGAGGCCTGTGAGTTGGAGTTCTCCTACACGCTGCCCACTGGAGAGAGCCTGACCGCTACCGCCCACGCTGTTTACCTTCCACGCCCGCGGATCGAGATCTCGGGCCCGCAGGGCGTGCAAGCGACCTTCGACTGGCAGGCGGCCAGCGATCCCGTGGTGGGTCGTATGTGCACCGTGACGCTCACCAATGACCGCGAGGTTTACTGACCATGCTACGCCTGAACCTGTCGAATGAACCACGCTGGCTCGACCTTTGCCATGGCGTCCGCCTTCTGGTGGAGCCACTGACCACGGCTACCATGTTGGCCGCGCGCAGCGAGCCGACGATCGCCGCGGCAGCCGGCGATGCTGAAGCCAACACCTCCAATGATGACCTCGCGCGTATCGTGGCCAAGGCCGTCGCACGCATCGTTGTGAGAGATTGGGAAGGTGTGGGTGACGAGGACGGCAAGCCTCTTCCTCTGACGCCTGAGGGCATCGACGCGCTTTTGGAGCTCTGGCCGATCTTCGAGGCCTTCCAGACCAAATACATCGCAGGCGCACTGATACTGGATGCGGAAAAAAACGCCTGACCGCTCTCGCCGACTGGGAATTCGGCGGGGGCGGTGAGTATTGCACGGCTTGCCCATCGGTGTGTGCGGAGTGCCCGCGCAGCCTGCATGCGCCATGCACCCTCGAGGGCTGGCAGATCTGGGACCTCGTCCAGCGGCTTGGCGGGCAAGTTCGCGTTGCAGGCGGGATGAGCGGTGGCGCTGTCCTTGGCTGGGACATGCCGGCTGCCCTTCAGCTTGGGGTAGCCCTCGGGCTTTCGCCCCTGATCATCGCAGAACTATTGCCACCCATCGAGGCGGTGATGGTGCGCAAGACAAACGAAGAGATTGAACACCACCATGGCTGAGAAAAAAGTCTCCGTGCGCCTCTCCGCGACTGGCGGGCGCCAGGTGCGTGCCGAACTCGAGGGCGTCGGTGAGGCGGGCGCGCGCGGCCTGGGGCGTCTCTCGCGCGAGATGGACCAGGCCAATGCGCGCATGGCGGCCTTTGCCCGTCGGGCCCGGATCGCGGCAACTGCTGCGGCCACGGCGCTCGCGGGTGCCGTTGTTGCAATGACCCGGTCCACTGTCGCTGCCGCCAATGAAATTAATCAGCTCTCCCAGGTTGCAAATGCGGCACCTGAGGTGTTTCAGCGGTGGTCGGCGGCCTCTGCCACGGTGGGGATCGAACAGGAAAAACTCGCCGATATCCTGAAGGACGTGAACGACCGCGTGGGGGATTTTCTGCAAACCGGCGGCGGGCCGATGGCGGATTTCTTCGAGAACATCGCGCCAAGGGTGGGCGTGACGGCGGACCAGTTCGCCCGGCTTTCGGGGCCGGAAGCGCTGCAGCTCTATGTCGACAGCCTCGAGCGCGCGAGCGTCAGCCAACAGGAGATGACCTTTTATCTCGAGGCCATGGCCTCGGACACGACACGACTTATCCCGCTGCTGCAAAACGGCGGCGCGGAGATGACCCGGCTCGGGGCACAAGCGCAGGCGCTTGGCGCGGTGCTCGACGCAGATGCCATCGCCGCCATGCGCCGCTCAGAACTCGCGCTGGTCAGCATCGGGCAGGTCTTCACCGGGGTGCGCAACCGGATTGCCGTGGCGCTCGCCCCGTCGCTGGAGGCAGTGGCCAATGCGTTTGTCGCCCTTGCGTCCAGTACCAGCCCGATCAGCCGTGCCTTTGATGCTGTGCTGGCCAACCTTGATCGCCTGGCCATCTATGCCGGGACCTTCGCCACCTTCCTCGCCGGACGATGGGTGGCTGCCATGGCGGTAGCCGCTCTCTCTGTTCGTGGGCTCGCCACCACGCTTGTGGTGCTGAAGGGCGCGTTGATCCGGACCGGCATCGGTGCGCTGATCGTGGGCGCAGGCGAACTGGTCTACTGGTTCACCCGGCTGGCGTCTGGCGCAGGCGGGTTCGGTGAGGCCATGGGCCTCTTGAAAGACGTCGCGGTCGAGGTCTGGGACCGGATCAAGATAGGGGCATCAAGCGCTGGGGCTGCGGCCACCGCCATGTTCTACGATCTGAAGGCTGATGCCGCTTCCGGTATGGCCGGGGCCATCGAGAGTGTCGTGGCTTTTGGCAACATCACCGCCAACACCTTCGAGGGCGCGCTTCTTGCCGTCCGCGAGATCTGGTCCCGCCTGCCGGATGTCATCGGCGATCTGGTCTTCTCGGCTGCCAACCGTATGCTCGATGGGATCGAGGCCATGCTGAACGGCGCGATCCGCCGGATCGACGCCTTCACGGGCCGCATTCGCGACGCGCTGGCCGCAGTCGGTATCGAGACCACCTTTGGCGAAATCGGCGAGATAAGCCTCGGCGATATCCCGAACCCTTTTGCCGGGGCCTCAGCGGATGCTGGATCGGCAGCGGCAGAGGCATTTCGCAGGGCCTTTGAGGATAATCCGCTCACTGTTCCCGACCTTGGCTTGGATGGGGTCGCAGCGGAGGCGCTGGCAACGGCCAATACCTACCGACAGGCCGCCACCGACCTTGCGGCCGGAGCCACAGCCCCGCTCACCTCCTGGGGTGCGCTTCGCGAGGCCGTTGCGGGCACCGGCGAAGACGGCGCTGCGGCCCTCGACGAGGCCACGGCTTCAGCCGACCGGCTCACGGACGCCATGGAACGGGCGGGCGATGCGGCAGGTGGCGGGACCGGCGCGCGCGGTGGGGCCGCAGAGCGGATTGCCACCGGCTGGCGGGCCGTTTCCGAGGCGCTGCGGTCCTATGCAACGGATGCGCTGAACTGGGGCAAGGGTCTTGGCGAGGTCCTGACCGGTGCTTTCAGTGGCGCGGAAAGTGCGTTCCGAAGCTTCGTCGAGACGGGCAAGTTCGACTTCAAGGGCCTCGTGCGCTCGATCTTGGCGGACCTCGCGGTCCTGTCGTTCAAGCGCGCGGTGCTGGGGCCTATTGCTTCTGCGCTCTCCGGCATCTTCGGCGGCGGCTCCGTCGCGGCGGCGGTCTCGCATGCGGGCGGCATCGTTGGGCTGTCGGGGCACAGTCGCTCGGTACCTGCCCTGGCTTTCGCGGCGGCGCCTCGGATGCATTCCGGCGGTTGGGCGGGTCTCCGCCCCGACGAGGTCCCAACAATCCTGCAGCGTGGGGAACGGGTGCTTAACCGGCGCGAGGCCGCAGACTATGGCCGGGGCGGCAGCGCTGGCGCGGGCATCACCGTGAACATTGACGCGCGTGGGGCCCAGATGGGCGTGGCTGAGCAGATCGACGCGCGCCTTCGCGCAGCAATGCCAGAACTGGCCCGTATGGCGAAAGAAAGCGTGGCCGATGGGCGGCGCCGGGGTCAGGTGATCTGAGATGGCCATTCCCGTTCTCCCTCTGATGCTCGTGTCTTCCCTCGAACGGCGGCTCGTTACGTCCATCGCTGAGGCCCGCTCGCCCTTTACCGGCACGTCGCAGATCCAGGACTGGGGTGCATCGTGGTGGGAATATCAGTTTGAGATGGCGGTAACCCAAGGTGCACAGGCCCGGCGGCTTTCGGCCTTCTTCACGGCACTTGGCGGATTGCGCGGCCGGTTTCTCTTTCCAGATCCCTCGATCGAGGTGCCGTTGGGGTTGGGCAATCCTTACGTGACCGAGGCTCAAGTCGCAGGGAGATCTACTTTGCGCACGGCGGGCTGGGGGAGTGATCTGAGCGCGGGGGATTTCTTCCAAATAAGCAGTGATGCGACCACGCGACTTTACCAGCTCACAACGGACGTGACGCCCATGGGCAGCGAGGCGACGCTCGCCTTCGTGCCGCCGCTTCGGGCTTCCGTGCCAGTCGGCACGTTGCTCGGTCTTGATGCGCCGTCTGTCCTGTTGCGGCTGACGGCCCCGGTCCCCTCGGTGATCGGCCGGGCGGATCAGCACCGTTTCACGATATCAGCGCGGGAGGCCCTCTGATGAGCCGCGATGTCACCGTCGCCTTCGCCACCGCACTGGCAGATCAAAGCCTGCGGCCTGTCATCTTCTTCGAGGGTGAGTTTGCGACGGGCTGGGTCCGGATCTGGTCGGGGCTGGAAGCGGTGAATTGGAACGGCCAGGCCTGGGCTGGAGCGGGCTCTCTGCTCGGGCTCGGCTCCCTCGATGAAACCGGGGAGGTCGTGGCAGGCGGCACCGCCGTCTCGCTGTCCGGCGTGCCACTGGACCTTGTTCAAATGGCCATCGATGAAGCGCGTCAGGGCCTACCGGGCCGGATCTGGCTCGGGCTTCTAACTGAGGATGGCGGCATCATCGCCGATCCGGTTCAGGCTTTCTCGGGCAGGCTCGATGTCCCCGAAATCAAGGATGACGCCGACACCTGCACGATAACCATCAGCTATGAAAGCCGATTGATCGACCTGACCGTGGCGCGGACCTGGCGCTATACGCATGAAAGCCAGCAGGTCTTGTTCCCGGGCGACCTTGGCTTCGAATACGTGACCGCGATCCAGGATCGTGAGATCACTTGGGGTCGTTGAGTAGAGTTCTGTCACCAAAACTTCAGCTCTCTCCAAGAAGGAAGCGAGAATTCGGGAAGAGACGGAAGATACTCGCCGGCGCTAATCCATGCCTCCTCTGAGCGGGTCTTAACTTTTTGCCAAACCTCGTCCTTGTTCGGCACGCTGAGCCCGCAAACGGCAGTCTCTTCCTCACCGAACTCTTTGGCTGGATCAATCGCCACATCGAGAGCGTGAAGGTCTTTAATCGTGTCGCAGCTGTCTTTCAGGTCATAGGTCGTGACAGCAAGCATGGCGGCAATACCGAGATATGGGATTGCTTCGGCGACAACAGAAGAAGCGTTTCTGGTTGCTGCGGTTGCCGTGCGTCGAGCAATGCGGCCGTTGGTATCGAGAACAGCTTCCGACAGTGAAGTTCTGGCACCTCGGTAAACGATCGTGTCGGCTTGCCGGGCCACATCGTCCGTAAGTGAACGAATTCTAACATCGCGTTGGGCGAGATCCTCTGAAAGAGATGCGATTTTTCTTTTGCTGTCCCCGAGTTCATCAGAGAGGCTAACAATGCGTAGTTCCTTACTGCGAATATCAGCTTCCAGGCTCGAAACGCGGGCCTCATTTGCAAGGATGTCGTCAGTTAATCGAGCATTATAAGCTTTGCCATCTTCAACTTGATCGAAAAGCGCGCTGGATCTGCGGATGGCTCGGTCACGTTCTTCTAACAATGCGGCAGCTTCGGACTGAAGTCGGGTCCGATCCGCAGCCAAATCAGCCACCTCTCGCTCTGATCGCAGCGCGCGCTCCTTCGTAGCGGTATAGGCGGAAGTGGTTCCAGTGACCGCGTCATAGATGCCAGCGACAACCGTTCCGACGGAAGCAATGCCAATAACCGCGGCATTCATACCCAGAGAAAACACAAAAGCGATGACGAGGATAGTGACCCAGATCCGAGCGGCAAATTTGAACATGGAAGTTTCCCCGAGTACCGATTCCTCAAAAGATACAGTAGGACTGATCCAAGCTAGGGGGCAATCGACTCGCGTTGAGCACTGGGAACGCCTTCTCGCCGTAGCCATCGATACGGCACGGGCAGAGCCCTTTGTCTGGGGCGTTCATGACTGCCCGACCTTTGCCTTCGAGACGCGCATGATCCTGACCGGCGGTGAGGATGTCGCGTCCCTCTGGCGCGGGCGCTACACCACAGCGCTCGGCGGCGAGCGGGTAATGCG